AGTTGGGATGTTGATTTTGTGCTTTGAGATTGCGTCATAATACCTCTTGACATATGACATTCTGGTTTCTTTTGGATACTCTGCAAAAATAGTCAGAGCAATCATCATGTACATAAATTGCGGAGTTTCATATACTCCACCTGAACTACGATCTTGTACCAGATACTTATCAACAACCTGGCGAAGTCCAGCGTAAGTAAAGAGATAATCTCTATCATGATCAATAAAAGAATCTGCTCGATCAATCTCTTCTTTTGAATACTTATTGAAAATATCATTATCGTAAACCTCAGCATTTACACAGTTGTAAATATGTTGCTCAAGGCTAGGAAGTTCTTTCATCTTCCCATAGAGTTGCTTACGTACAGCAAAAAGAAGAAGACGTGCAGCAACATACTGATAATTTGGATGATCTAAATCGATCAAATCAGATGCAGATCGAATCAAAATCTCTTGAATTTCTTCTGTAGAAATTCCACTATAAAATTGGATTCCTGATTTCATTTCAACTTGACTTGCAGAGACACCTGCAAGACCTTTACACGCCTCTCCAACCATCAAATGCATCTTATCTAGGTCAAGAGATTCAATTCGACCATCACGCTTTTGTACTTTTGTTCCGTTACTCATATTTTCTTCCAAGTAGTAAATTTAAGTTTTGCTTCTAATCCAGAGTAAGTATTCGATTCTATCACAGATTGTGCGTCAAGTCCAGATAAAATCATATCATTAATATCCTTCTCACTTATGAAGGATGGCCAGATTACGATCTTTTCACCTCTATCAATGACACGGGATATTCTGCTGTGGATTTCTGTATTACGTGGTTCGTTATCATAGATCCACACACGATCGCCAATACCCCACTTACTAACATCACCGTCAGCTCCACAAAGAGCAATCGCATTTGAAATGAAGGTGGAATCGAATGGACCTTCTGTGATGTATACAGTTTTATTTTTTTCAATTTCATCGAGACCATAAATTTTTGGTGCTTCATCATTAATCATCACAGTAATGTATTTGACTTTTGATGGACCTAATGCTCTACCCTGAAATCCGACTAAAGTATTTTGATAAAACAAGGGAATAATAATCCTTGGTTCATCTTTAATAGTGGAGTCAAATGTTGGTTTTAGAGAATTAGTCCACTCTTTAAATTTTTCAGTGTAATAAAATTTATGTGGGTTTAATTTTCTTTTTTCCAAATATGTTTTTGCATCAGGATTTTGTGATGCTCTAGGCAAATCTAATTTTGGGTTGAACTTTGGAATTTCAAATTTAAACTCTGGTTCATCAACAATAAAGTTTTTACCAGTATTGCCTTCTTTAAATTTCTCAAAGATATATTGTTTATGAGTATTAATATCTATTTGTTTTAAAAAATTATTAAAAGAAATATTAACTCCACAGTTATGACACTTAAAGTTTGTGTTATTTTTTACTTGATAGAGATATCCTCTTGCTTTATTCTTATTTTTCTGAGAATCCCCACAAATAGGACAACGAAAATTATAAAGATTATTTTTTATTTTCTTAAATTTTTGAAGTCGTGGAGAAATCAAATTGATGTATTTAACATCAACAAAATCCATAATCAAACCTTAAAGTTGCGTTGCTCTAGTATAGTCGGTTGAGGTTCTGGTGTCAAGATTTCAATCATCCTAGTATTATTCATCAAAAATGATATACAAGCAATGGCACCAATAGCCATCCAAACTCGTTTCTCTATAGTTTGTACTCTTGACACAATGCTGTCATAATCCCGGTCAACTTTATCACGGAGTTTGTCAATTTTAGTAAAGAGTAAATTGTCGGTTTCTTCTTGCTTTGAGATCCTTTGCTCATGGACAGCAAGCATCTTAGTTACATTACTATTTACTTCACTTAATTTTTCAATAGCATCATCTATCTTAACGATAATGTCTTTTAAATCTTCTAGTTTTTGTTCTAGCACTGCAACTTTAATTTCTTCTGCCATTGTTGGTTCTCAGGCAATCTAACCACTGTTTTCTTTTACCCTTCAGATATCTTCTCTTTACTTTACTCATTACAGGATCAAATCCAGCAACTGGACCTTTTGGATCTGCAGAACCACTAAATCCTCCCTGAGTTCCTGGTGCATTAGCAACCATGTTCTCTCTTATGATTTGAATTATCTTATCAATTTTTTCCATTTGTTATCTTCTGTAATTCTAACAAACAACTTTGATCCAAAGGAACATCATGAATGTAACAATGAGGATAATCGGGAAGTTTATTCAAAAATATTACGAAGGTTTTCATTGCAGACCACAACTCCTTTTCAATTTTAAAAAAAAGCATCGGAGTCGCAGCTTCACCAAAAATATTGTAGAGAACAATAAAATGGTTAAGAATAAGATGAACTTTCAATTCACCTGTGTTTCTATATCTTTTTAGTAATCTTTTAATGTACTTAAAATGATTTAGATCTTTATCAAAATCTTCTTTTGTTACTGCCTGAGGATTCTCATAGTTTTTAATGGCGAATAGGAGAAAGTTTTCCTCATTCAATTCATTAAATATCATATTAAATTATATCAACCTTCAGGAGTTGGGTAAATGATTGCTTCACCAAATCCATTGGTTGCCGTATTAATACCGGACATTGCAACTAAAACTTCATTTTTAACTCTGAGATTACCCTCTGTTCCCATATAAGTAGTGACGCCAACCCACCCTTCGTGAGTTACATGATATGATCCAGTTGTTGTAGTGGAAATTCCATAAACAAGAGAATCGTAATCAGTATTTACTTGACTAAAACGAGAATCAAGAGTTGTGTATTTTGGCAATTGACTCACTTTAAATTGAGCACCAGCAATTGCAGCACCACTCAAACCTGCTGTAGATCCAATCGTGAGTGATTGCGTTCCTGCAATAGAAACAATTACAGCGTCTCCAAAGTAGGTTCCGCCACCACCACGAGTTCCAAATCTGATTACATCACCTTCCTGTGCAGCACCGGTTTGTCCAAAAGTTGTACCAGTTCCAGTTACAACCAAAGTGCCATAATTTAAAGATACTGTGCCACCAGAACCAACGGCATCGTTATTTCCCCAGAGTGCCATGTCTTTCTTCCGTAAAAAAATATTTGCTATGAATATTTATAAAAAAAAGAGACCTTTACTTTTGGTCTCTCTTATGCTTTAAAATTGTTTTTATAAAATGACTTATTAGATCCAGAAGTCCGTTTTCCTCAAATCTTTTTGTTTTAGCTAACCACTCTGACATGGTTAACAATAATCCCAAAATAATTGTTATTCCCCAGTTTGTGACTAAACAAGTAATCACTTACAATTTTTAAGAAGTGCGGTTCTTACAGTTGCTGCAATTACATTATCAATATCATTATCAGTTGTATTCACATAACGCTCAAGTAGTTCAACTACAAGACGCTTAGTGTGGCAAGAATTCATAGCAGCGAGAATAAGTGGTTTTACAACCTCTACTAGTGCGCCCATGATGTCCTCCGTATGAGTGGATTCAAAACTATTTAGTTATTTTATGAAGAAATTGAAGTTAAATTTACTCCTTTTTGAGCTGCCATTCTTTGCTTGTTCGCAAGATCTCTTTCTGCAGCATCCGCCTTTGCTTTTGCTTGGAGAACTTGATTGATTGCAGAGGGATTTTGTGGTTTTTCTTTTTGTTGAGAAGTTTCAATTGCCTCTCTCATTTTTTGCTGTTTTCTTCTTTTCTGCGTTTCTTGTGGAGACCTTGAAGGAGACGTATTTGAACGAATTCCAATATTCTTGCTTTGCAAATCACTCTCCTTACCAACTCTTACAGGAACAATGTCACCGGTTTTTACTTTTCCTTTTGCTTTTGTGGCAGGTTTAGACTGGTATGCCCTAACCTTAGCTTTTGGTGCTGCCTCAGATGCTGCTGCCGCCATATGTCTTACATTTTGTAGATGATCATCAGTTGTAATAACTTTTTTAGCATCTGGTTTTACAATTTTTTTAACCACCTCACCTTTCTTTTCGGGTCCAGATCCTTTACGCATTCCGCCAGTAAAATGAACGTTTTTCCTTTCAAGATTTTTAACACCAATCCTGGTTTTCAAATCTTTAGCAAATTCTGCTGGTTTATCCATAGGAGTGCTTGGTTTATTACTTCCAAATTCAGATCCTCCACGAGCAGTCACAACAGATTTTTGTGCTGGTCTTCTGGAACTATCTCCTAACCTCACTACTGGTTTATTTGCTTTCGTAGTTTTTTTGAATTTTTCAGTATCTCTAAACTGATCAAATCCATACTTATCACCAGGATCATTTTCTTCCTTTACAGGTTCTCCTGGTTTTCTGAGTTTATGGTGAGCAAACTGACTAGGTGTTAATGATTGTACCTTTTCCCACTTGCCAGATTTTTTTCTCATCACATCAATTTTAGCAGCATCAGGGTTTCTTTGATCTGCAAGATTATCATCAACATCGTGAATAACTTGAGTTTTACTCTCTACTTTTTTTTTACCTTTTTTTATCGAACTTGGAAGTTTTGCCTCATCAACATAAATCTCACTTTGATCTTCAATTTTTTCTATCATTCTAGCAATAAGTTCTTTTCTTATTACTTCTTCTTTTGCTTCAACTTTATGAGGAATTCCTTCGTGTTTTGTTTTAGCAAAATCACGTATCTTCTTTTCACTCATACCATCAACAATTTTAAGAACTTTATCACTTACCTCAGATCTTGGAGTCTGACCTCTCTTTACGGAAAGAGCCAAACCAAAAATCTTTTGTTGCTGTTCGCTTTCTGCTTTTTCTAATAGGTCATATTCTTCTTTATAACATTTAGCAGCAGAACTCCAATAATCTTCTTTTACGCTACGAATAACTCTCTGAAGATCTTCTGGTGATATATTTACATTTCTACGTTGTGCTCTTATAGCTGCTGCTTTTTGTCTAGCACTCAATCCTGAATCTGGTTCTGAAGTTTTTGCAGGAACTTTAGTTGTCTTTGATTGAACTTTTGGTGTTGATTTTTTTGATGGTGTAGTAGCAGATCCTTCCCAGGGGTCAGGAGATGGCGATGATGTTTTTTTTGTTTCTGATTTTGGTGGCGTATAAGAACCACTACTTACTCTTTCTTTTTGTCCTGCACCTGCACCGCGATAAGTTGATGCAGTTCTTGATTTGGTGTGTGCTTGGCTTGGTTTTTTATCGCCTTCCATCTTACGAGCAACACCCAAAGCACCCTTAGCAACTTGCCTTGCTCCAGAGGCGATTGCTCCCGTTACTGCGCTTTTAGCACCTCTTACTTTACTGGAAAGTTTTTGTCTTGCCAGTCTTCCAACTGCTTTAACAAGATTGCCTCTTTTCTTTTCTCCTGTTGGAGTATCGTGACCGAAAGTTACTTTTGCTTCAATTAGTGCATACTCAAGTGCTTCTTCAATATCATCTTCTTCATAACCTTCATCTAGTAGTTCATCATATACACTTTCTACAATATAATCAACTTCATCAATCTCAACCATTTCAAGAAGAGTTCCTCCAAGATTTTCTACTGCCTCTCCAAGTTTTGGATTGATTTTAATTTTATTATTTACTTTCTTTTCTTTAATCTTTTCATCAAATTTAGTATCATTCATTACTTCAGAAAGTTCTTCTCTCCAATTTGAAAAACTTTCTTTCATTTTTTTCTTTTTTTCTTTACGAAGTTGTTTGAAATCATCAGATGTTAGTTTCCCGTAAGGTGCTGCTACATCAATTTCAGTTTGATTACCAATTAAACCTTCTTTAACAGATTTTGATTTTTTATTATATGATTTATTTTTTGTTTTTTGAATTGCAACTTCTTTAGGAACACCAGAAGCAATCATTCTTGCAATTCTAATATCAGCAAAATCATTATCCTTATCACCATCCTGATCTACCGCCTCGGCAATACAATTTAAATATACGCGAGAAATATCATTTAATGGATTGATAGACATCTTAATTAAGCACTTACTTTATTTTTTCTATACTTATTTATGAAATTCAAGAATGCTTTTCCTCCAGACTGAAGATTTTCTTTCCCTAGATTAGATCCTGGAGTTTGTTTTTCTGCATATTTTAGATATCCAGTTGTTCCTACAAGTGTATTTGGTTTACCAACCTCCCTATACATTCTATCCATTTTTACTTCACTATATTCAACAAGATCTTTTATCCAGGATTTAAACATAATATCTTCCTCAGTCACACAAATTAGATAATTTGTTCCTCTACGTATAACCTCACCAACTAATCCAGTATTCATATTCTCTACAATATTGCCAATTTTAAAAATTTTATTTTGAATATAATTTTCTCTTAAATTTTTAAAATCCAACTCAGGAGCAATCTCCCAAAGATTATAATTTTCTTTAACGTTTTCTTTAAATCCCATAGCCTTTCTAAGTTCATTGAATAATTTTTTGGCATCAGCATCATCAATAGTTTTGGGAACTGCTCTTTTAAATTCTCTAAAATTATTATCAGCTGCAGTTTTTCTCATCATACCAGAAGAAATACCGGAGATATCTTTTTCGGAGTCAAAAGTTCCAGTAGGAATTACTTTTATTTCATTGTATTGATAAAATTTACCATTATACTTATTCGCTAAATTTTGAATCTCAGCTTGACGATCAGAACCAACAACAATATTTACATTTGAGTATCCATCTTCATTTCCAGCAACTAATACATCAAATATAGTTTTAATTTCAGGATTATTCACAATATCATCTTTAATTTCGGGGAACATCATTTTTAAATAATAAATTTTTCTATTTGCATTCAATGGATTTTTTTTCGCATCTTGTATCATTGAAGGATATATTCTTATTTCGCCACCTAAAGAGGACCTTTTTGCTGCGGTAAATAACTTTTTATGTTCTTTTGAAGGCGGATTGAATTTAGCAAGAACAACAGTTAAGAACTCATCATCAGCAGGCATTTGATCTTCTTGCCCCACAGGTATTCTCTGAGGAGAAATTTGTTGTCCTTGAGTTTGTTGCGGTGACACTTGTTGCTGTGCTGTTGCAGGCGTCCCTCTTCCTTTACCCGGTTTTGGTGGGATATCCCTTAAACCAATTCGCTGTCCTTTGTTAAAAAATTTGAGTTGCCCGTCTACAGTCTTAGCAACAAATTCTCCCTGAGTATTATACCAATCCCCGTGCCCGTCTCCAACCAACCCAAGTTTTTTGGCTTGCTCGGATGCTCTGGTTTCTTTTGCTTCTAATATAAATTGAGAAAACTTCTTCATCTTATAGTGTTTCTAAGTATTTATATTCTTTGTAAGGAAGCACCTTTAACATCTGGTAAAAGAAATTTAGATGATGATTTTTTATTCGCAAATTGAATCCTAAATCCAGGATAGTCTGGTAAAAGAGCAGAAGAATTTTTTGAACTTGGAACAATAGTTAAGTATACATCATCTTTCATTCTAATTATATCTTTAGATGTTTCTGTATATACTACAGTCGAATTCAAATCCAATTTATAATCTTCTCCGCTTAATCCAGTTTTTCTAATCTCTTTAAAATCTCCTGGAGTGTAAGAATTTATTAGAATATAATCAATCTTATTGGCATTTTCTCCAAAACAATATTTTTTTATTTCCCCCACAGTTGCAGGCAATTTTATTCCATTTATTTTTTCACCGGTAACTGGATTAGTAACCTCAGTGCGCCCAGAACTATTTTTTGAAATTTGTATTTGGTTGGTTTTAATTAAATGATCTATAATATTTTTTGCAGCAGAATATTTGCTTGCACTACTCCAAAATGAAAAATTTTCTTTTTTGAGCGATATGTTTATATTTCCACTATCAGTTTTCACGCGCACATCAGTTTTTTCTAATTCTTGTCCCAATCGTTCTACTGATTTAATTGGTCCTAATGTATATTTTTTTACATTTTTTTCATGTATTCCTAACAATAATCTTGGATTAAATATTCTTGGGAGTCCCACTTCTTCTTTGCTTTCATTTAACTTAACAATAGCATCATTTATTAGTGAAGTGAAATATTCTTCATTGAGAGATCCTGGTTTTAATATTTCTGGCAGTTTTTCTTTTATTTCACTTTTCGCAGATTTAAACAATATTTTCACACTTTTAGACTGACTTTGCAAATCTAAAGCAAAATTAACACCGACTGCATTGGAAGTTTCAGATTCAACAAGAACTTTCTTTTTTTTAATTAGAACATCAACTGAAAATAATTTTGCAACATCATCAAATATTTTCTCAGTATTAGATGAATATAAAGATTTAACTAAAACTATTACTTTACTTTCAGTTGCTTTTTTTATATCAAAATATGAGGATCTTATGTGTGGATAATTTCTATTATTTTGAATTTTACTAGAGGTTAATATACTTATTATAGTCCTTGCATTCAAAATTGCATAACTTGAACTATCAATAATCGCCATAAAAAATCCCCTCTTTCTTTTATTTAGAAAGAGGGGATTAAATTTTAAATTAGATTATATCAACCAAGGATGCTTTCAATCCACTGTTCGCTCATATTCACCATAATCTTTTCAGCGGCATCTACAGAACTTGCATATCCTTCATCAAGTAGGTGTGAAAGGATGATGTCGTAAACGTCTACTTCTTCTTTTCTAACAATTTCCTTAGATACTTTTGCCTTCATTCTAGGCATTGTAACTGCCTGAGGTTCTCCAGGACCTTCGATTGTTCTAGTAACAGCAGAAGCAATACGACTTCCTTGCTTTCTAGCAAGTTCTCCAGTCATTCTCTTACCATAAGGCTTTTCACGATCCATTCTTTGGGAAACAGTTTCAACACTTCCATCTTTTCTCTTACTTGTTGAAGATGGTGTTGCTCTGAGTTTCCAGTCACTCTTAAACTTCTCTTCATCACCATAACCAGTTTGACTCTTTGCTTTCTCTAACTGCTTTTCTCTTGATTTTCTTGCATCTGCTCTAACATCTGCTTGAGTTGGTCCTGGACGATATGCCTTTACTCCAGGTGCTCTTTCTTCATCAACAACGGACTCAGAAATTAATCCATACTCTTCCATTTCTTCACGGAGATTTTGATCATAAATTGCATAATATGAAAGTGCTGCGCCTTTAAGAATGTTAGGATCCATTTTTTTACAAATACTTTTTAGTTATTTATAAAAAATAAATTATCTAATTGGTATTAGATTAAATAGCTCAGAGTGGAGATTTCCATATTTTCTGATTATTTCCCCTGCTTTTGCATTTGCTTCATTTTCACTTAGACTTCCAGCATTTCCGTTTAATCTCTTACCTTCACTTTGTTGCTTATGATGAATATATTCGTGCGATACTGTTCTTAAAATGTCTATGGGATGACGATTAACAATACTGATTACAATCTTATCAGGATACATCATTCCAAATGTTTTATTTTTCTTGGAAAAATCTACATCATCCACAAGAATAATTGGAACATCATAATAAAATTTAAGTTCTCTTTTTAAAAAAACTAAAAACTTTTCAAGAATTGATTCAAATTGAGATCTTGTGGTTGGTTTTCCTTTTCTTTTTCCAATTAAAGACATTTTTGTTTTTATTTATTCTACGCTAAGAACAGATTCAATATTATCATCAAGTTGCTGGATCACACCGCGAAGTTCAAAAATACGAGGTGGAGTGCATACAATATCACTCGTGTATCCTTTTTGTGCTTCAAACAAAACTTGACGAACTGCAGCAGCAGAACGCACATCCATTTCAATACTTACTTTACTCATACTTCCTCCAAATAATACTTCATATGCGAAAACTTCTTATCTTTATCACGAATAGTTTTTCCACGAAATCTAAAAAGTTTCTGGTTGCCTTCATCAGACATAACCCACATTACAGGACCTTGTGATGTATTTTGAAACATAAACTTTGCTTTTTCTGGAGCAATAAAAGATGTTAGTGTTTTCACAGGTCTCCCTCCACACGATTTTCAGAACGCTCAATACTGAATGCACCTTCAGGATAACGAGCACTCAATTTCTCAAAGTTCATTTGAATCACTTCTTCAAGAGAAATATCGAGTCCAATACATGCTTGAGAAACATACCACATAATATCTCCAAGTTCACGCTTTAGGTGAAAAAGATTTTCTTGGTTTACTGGTTTACCTTGAAAAATAATCTTCTTGATAATCTCAGTAAACTCACCTGCCTCAGCAGACATTCCTACAGCAGCAGTAAGAAGACGCTCAGTAGGGAACTCATTTTCACGAAGTTCCATTAGACGATCAATAAAAGGTGTATGTTCTTTGCTTGGTTTTGAAGTTGTTGTATCAACAACTTCAACATACTTATTAAGATCAATAGCCATCAGAATTTAAATCCTTCGAATGTTTTTTTAGGTTTCTTTTCTTCATAATCATACTCTTCATCCTTTCCATTGTCAAGGATATCTTGTTGAGCAGATTGTTCGCAATCATAAAGACGCATTTTAGCCCTATCAATACCGATCACAAATCGCTTATGAATGGTAGGATCATTATATCGGTTCTTGAGTTGTTTAACCAAGATCTGTCCAAGATTTTCAAGTTCTTCTGTTGAGATCAAAGCAAACATCAAATCAGCAGTGGCAGGAAGACCAAATGACTCTGAAGTATCTGTCAGCTCAACATCAGATGATCCAAAACCAGATCTAGTTGTTTGTGTTGCGCTGCAAATAGGAACATTAAACTCACAAGCAAGTCCGCGAAGTTCTTCTGCAATTGCTTTCACAAAAGTATAAGAGTTAATATTTGCATTTCCACGATATCTTGAAGATGCACAGATGTTGAGGTAATCAATAAAGATGATATCAGGTTTAAATGACTTCTTAAGTGCAAGTTCATTCAAAAGAGATTTGAAATGTCCTGCATGAGCGGATGCGGTCGGATACTCTTTAATGATGAGTTGCCCTTGTGTTTTCTTAGTAAGATTAGTTACCTTACTTTCAAACATTTGTCTAGGAAGTTCTACAAGTTGTTGAATTGGAACATTCAATAGATTTGCATCAATTCTTTCAGCAATTCGTTCTTCCGCCATTTCAAGAGTGATGTAGAGAACGTTCCTGCCTTGCAATAAGACGGAAGCAGCCACATGGCACATAAAGAGACTCTTTCCGACACCCGTACCAGCCAGAGCGATATTGAGAGTCTTATTAGGTAGACCACCTTTTGTGATCTTGTTAAAGTATTCGAGGTCAAATTCAATTTTCTCTTCCTTTCGATGATAAGACTCATAACGTGATTCATAATCTAGCAGATAATCATGACCGATATGAGTATCAAAAGATACTGCTAGAGCATCTGATAAAATACTAGGAATACTATCACGATTTTTCTTCTCGTCTTTACCATCCGCAATATGGATAGATTCCATAAGAGCAAGATAGATAGCACGATCACGACACCATTTTTCAGTTGTATTAATTAACCAATTAAATTCTGAAGGAACATCATCTAAACATTCTATAAGATGAGTAATTTCTTTGAATGATGTATCATTAATATCTTGACGCTTTTCTACTTCAATATAAAGAACTTCTTTAGTTGCTGGTTGATTATATTCTTGTATAAATTTTAAAATCTCTTCAAAAACAATTCTTTGGTTAATATCTTCAAAATATTCAGATTTTAAAAATGGTATTACTTTACGAACATATTGTTCATTGTATAACAGGTTCCTAAGAATTAGAAACTCAACTTTTTCCATAACTAAATTCCTTACGTGCAATTTCGTCCAATTGTTGCATTACTTCTTCTGTAAAGTATTCTTCTGGATTTGCAAGAATTTGTTTTGCATAAATTTTCTTACCATCCATTTCGTAACGTCCTGCTACATTCTTCCAGAGTCCACCAATCTCACCAAGTTCCAGAAGACCATAGTAACGATCAAGACCGCGCTCATCATAATAAAGACGGATTTCAACATCTTTATTCTCCTTACTCAAACGCGATTTAGCAGTCTTAGCCTTGATAATATTTCCGACCACTTCCGTTCCATCCTTTTCTTTCTTTTTGCTGAGATAAAT